CATCTCTTATTGTTGATGTATCAGATCAAATAAATTACATACAAACAGCAAGAGGTCGCAACCCTTTGGTCGATCAATTTCAAACTGGCACACTTACTTTACGAATAGTAGATCAAAACGGAGATTTTAACCCTTCAAATCCTACAAGCCCCTATTACACGTATTTAACACCTATGAAAAAAGTACAAATCACAGCTACATATAATGGCGTTACGTATCCTATATTTGCTGGATTTATTACAAGCTATTTAAATACTCAACCTAAAGATGCAACAGAAGTTGCCTATACAACTATCCAGGCTGTAGATGCCTTCAGGCTTGCCTATAATGCTCAAATATCTACTGTTACTGGTACCAGTGCTGGGCAACTAAGTGGGGCAAGAATCAATAATATATTAGATCAAATATCTTGGCCAGCAACAATGCGTGATATTGACACAGGTTTAACGACATTACAAGCGGATCCTGGCACAGACCGAACTTCATTAGATGCTATGCAAACAGTAACAGATAGTGAATATGGAGCTTTGTATGTCAGTGCAGATGGCAATTTTGTATTTCAAGATAGAAATGTAACTGCTGGATCCATAGGTGGCACCGTTACCACTTTTAACGATAATGGCACAGGTATTTCATACGCAAATGCAATATGGAAATTGGATGATACTTTGGTATTTAATTCAGCCCAGATCAGTCGAGCAGGTGGTACTCCACAAACAGCCATAAACCAAGCATCAATAGACAAATATTTTATTCATTCATATAACCTACAAAACCTGCTTATGCAGACAGATACCGTGGCTTTAGATTATGCCCAGGCTTATGTGGCCAGCCGTGCTGAAACTTCTATTAGATGCGATGGTATCGAATTAGATTTATACAGTCCTAATTATGACACTGGAATCGTGGCTGCTTTAAGCCTTGATTTTTTTGATCCAATCAGGGTGGTTACAACTCAACCAGGCGGATCTACTTTGGACAAAACTTTACAAATTTTTGGGGTGGCTAACACCATCACACCTAATAGTTTTAGGGTGTTTTTTACTACTTTAGAGCCTGTAATAGACGCCCTGATTCTCGACAATACAAGCGGATATGGCACTTTAGACTATAATGTGCTTAGTTACTAAGGAGAAATAATGGCTAAACAAACCTTCACGACAGGCCAGGTGCTGACAGCTGCTCAGATGACTAGCTTGCAACAAACAGCTATGGGCGGTGGGGCTCCTGTTACCAAAACAGGTTCATACGTATTAGCCGCAGCGGATGCTGGCACAGTAATTCAAATGAACGCAGCTGGCTCAACAACAATTACAGTTAATACTTCACTGTTCAGTGCTGGCGATACTGTACAAATACAAAATATTGGCGTAGGCGTTTGCACTATTACTGCTGGCACAGCCACAGTTACCACTGCTGGATCATTAGCGTTATCTCAGTGGGAAGGCGGATTTTTATATTTTACTTCTGCTAGCGCAGCAATATTCTTTGACGTAGTTCAATCTAGCGGTATGACAAACCCAATGACAACTACTGGCGACACAATTTATTCATCAAGCGGATCAACTCCAGCTAGATTAGGTATTGGTAGCACAGGTCAAGTATTAACTGTTGCAGGTGGCGTACCAAGTTGGGCTACGCCATCAAGTGGAACGCCTACATTTGTTGGAGTGGCATTAAAAGATACAACGCAACAAACAATTGCCAATAATACAATAACAGTTTTAACTTGGGATAGTGAAGATTTCGATACAGATGCTTTCCATAGCACTTCAAGTAATACGGGCAGGATTACAATTCCAGCAGGCAAAAGTGGCAAGTATTTACTTATTGGTCAAACTGAATTTGCTGCAAATGCAACAGGTGATAGAGAATTATATTTACGAAAAAATGGTTCAACAATTAAAACTATTTATACACCAGCAACTGCGACAGTATTTCCAATACTTTCATTTTCGGCAATACTTGATTTGACCGCAACTGATTATGTTGAAATGGCAGTTTTTCAAACAAGTGGTGGAAACTTAACCGCATATAAAGGAACTGCTGGTTATGGTTGGTTCAACGCACAATACTTAGGAGCATAAAAATGGAATTATGGGAACAAATTATTGAAACTTACTCAGAAATTGAGCCAACTGATAATTTTGCAAAACAACATGGGATTCATTTACAGGATGATTGCGATGGTTTAGGTGCTTATATTGCCAAATGGGAATACAGCAAACCAATTCCCGAAGGGCTAACACTAGGTAAACCTGTCCCATAATGAAACCAAAGTTATGCGCAGCTGGTGTGCAGTTAAGAGAGCAAGTTGATACGTGGTTTCCAGATAGGCGTACTGCCAGTGATGGGTGGGTGGGCGATAGCCGTCACTCCGCCAGAAAATCGGATCATAATCCAGACACCTTTGGGTGGGTCAGAGCAGTTGATATTGATTCTCGCTTGGGTTCACCCGAAGGGATCAGTGCTTATTTGGCTGACCAAATCCGAATCGAAGCGAAAACCGATAAACGCATATCTTACGTCATCCACAATCACCACATCGCTTCCAAGTTATTAGGTTGGAAATGGCGAAGATACAAAGGCATAAACCCACATACAAAACACATTCACATAAGCTTTACAAAGTTAGGCGACCTAAACGGCGCAGAGTTCGATATACCACTACTAGGGGGCAAGTTATGAAGATAAACAAGAAGCAACAAGCTGTACTAAAGTCATACGCACGTGGCGTATTAGTATCGTTTTTAACATTTCTAGCCAGTAATGAGTTAGGACTAGACCCAGCATTAGCTGTAATTGTCTCAGCACTTGCAGGTCCAGCAGTTAGGGCTTTAGACAAATCCGATAATGCTTATGGCATCGGTGCCAGTGAGAAGTGAGTCCAGCAGAGTGGGCTGGTTTTGCCGCAGGCATCGCAGCCGTATTGGTCGCTTTCTTTGGGGGTCTCCGCTATCTTATTAAAGGATGGCTTTGGACTTTAACCCCTAACGCTGGATCATCACTTGCAGATCGTTTAGCAAGAATTGAAACACGCCAAGAGGAAATAATGCGCATTCTCCTGGACAAGAAGTAGCCTTTACTTATGGCAACTAAACGCAAAGCAAAGAAGAAGCCAGTACGTAAACGCAGGACTACTAAAGAGCCTGTACTTACAAAGCTAGATTTCTGGGCTATTGCAGCTAATGAGGTTTATATGGCTTGCCGTAAATCTGGTATGGATGAAGGCACAGCATTAGCCTTTGCGATGGATAGATCAAGTTATCCAGATTGGATCGTAGACCCTAAAGATCCTGTTAAAAATCCACTTGATGATTTCGATGAGGATGAAGATTAAGCGTTGGTTAGTAATTTCAGACATCCAGGCTCCATATCAACTGGATCCAGCAATCAAGAACCTAAAGAAATTAGCCAAGCGTGAGCGATTTGATTCAGTATTGGTGGTTGGCGATGAAATGGATTTCCAAACCATTAGTCGATGGGCTGAAAAAACACCTTTGGCTTATGAACAAACTATCCACGCTGACCGTGAATTATGTAAGCAGATTCTTTGGGATCTCAGCGAGTACAGCCGTGAGTGTCATATTATCAGGTCTAATCATTCTGATCGCTTATTTAATACTCTTTTAAAAACACCTGGCTTACTGAGCCTACCTGAACTGCAATACCCAAAGTTTATGGGCTTTGCTGAAATGGGTATGACCTACCATAAAACAGCATATGAGTTTCATCCTGGCTGGGTATTAGCTCACGGTGATGAAGGCAATATGAGCCAACACGCTGGAATCACAGCTTTAAACTTGGCTAAAAAATGGGGTAAATCAGTAGTTTGTGGCCACACCCATAGGCTGGGTATGAGTGCCTATTCAGAGGCCATAGGAAGCCATTACAGGCCCTTATATGGCGTTGAGGTAGGAAACCTAATGAACCGACAGAAAGCCTCTTATTTGCGCTATTCTGCAGCGAATTGGCAGGGTGGCTTTGCTATACTAGAAGCCGTAGGAAAGACCCTGACACCGACCCTGGTGCCAGTTAATAAGGATGGCTCATTTACAGCTCTGGGCAGGTACTACGGGTAACATCGTTACCAAAACGTTATACAAATACGCCCT